GTCGTAGCCCGAAAACCCATCTTCTCGGCTATCTTTTTCTCTATATCGTCCAGCACATTCTCTGGCTCTGGAAGATCAATATCCCGATAAAACCCACCCACCATCAACTTTCGCAGGTCATTCTTGGTCTTTCTCATGACATGCGTTACACGCGGCGCTGTTTCCAGGTTACTCGCCCCGTATGGCACCACCACATCCTCAGCCGGTACATATATAGATACCTGCCGGTCCACCGCCGGGTCAAAGTACACCTTTTTGAACCCGTTACCCGACAAACCCAAGCCCCACAACATGCGCTCATGTTCAGGCCGGTACTCGACCATCACCTCAGTGAGCTGATAGTTCATATCATCCCGAACCCGCTCGCTGGCTTCTTTCTTCGCGGGCGTTTCTTTGCCAATGATCTTGGTTTTAACCGGCCCAGCGGCAGGGAAAGTTTCCATGATCGTCTCAGACTGGAACTTAACCAAGGCTTCCGAAAGGAGGGGGTGGTATACCCCGCAAGCACCTTCCCACGGTTCGGAACGTTCTTCAATTTTCATCCCCAAAAGCTCTAGACCATCGACATACGTCTGCATCCAGTCCTTCCGGCTGCCGATATCATCGTCAAAATCAGAGATCAAATCCGCCGCAATCTCTTGCAGCACGTCTTCCGGCAGCGATTCGGCCAAGTTGGAATTGAAATCATCATCTTCCGGCTCATCCGGCTCAATCTCAATCTCCAGCCCGCCCATCCCAATCCTTACCGACTCAGGATCCTCGATCTCAATCTCAAATTCCGGCTCTTCCTGGGCTATCGCCTCCAATCCAACAGGCGCTTGGTACAGAGCTTTGTCAAAATTCGTTGCCATGGTCTATCCTCAGTAGTAGCTTCGCTTACGCCGGAAGCCTATTTCGTCATCTTGTTCATCAGTGTCTAACCGCAGGAACCCGCCTTGGCGGAATCGCATCAAAGCCTGCACACTGGAGTCCACTAAATCGTCATGTTCCGCGTTCGGGAACCGCGCCATCTCTTCTATCACCTCGTCCGCCCACCTCGTTTCGGGCGCCCACACTTTACCGGAAGAAAATAGGTCTGTAACGCTGTTCAAACGCACAAACTTGTCATTTCCCCGCGTCGGTGTGTAGTCCTGGACCATCACACCCATGCGTCTTAGCTCATATATCAACGGCGCACCCGCCGCTTTTGCTTCAATAATGCAAGAATCAGGCTGCCATTCATCATAAAACTGCTTCGCCGCCGCCTTCAAATCAGGAAACTCCACCTTTTCCTTCCACGCATCCAGCAAAATGATGTTCACATCGTTCGGATCTTCGTTCAAATGGAATACACCCCATGTCGTACATGCAGAGTAATCTGCCCGCTGGCTCTTTGAGTACGCTGTATCCCAACTCTGAATGATAAATTCACACGCCGGCGGCCTTTCCCGCTCCCACCTACGCCACCAGTCCCGCTTTACTAACGCCCCCTCTTCCCCGGTAGGCTTTTGCTGATACTGCGCGTTCCATTTATACGGCGGCAGTTCTTCTTTTAACGCCTCCAACTCCTCCAGCGCCCAGAATTCTGGCCATAAAGAAGCCCCGGACGGCAAAATCGCCGGCAGCTCTATCACTTCCCAATCCGTACTATCACTCTTTATCACCCGGCCAGTCAGATCCTTGTCCGACCACCGCGTCATCACAATCACAATCGCCCCGCCCGGCTGTAAACGCTGACGCGGACCTGACGTATACCATTCGTACACACTATCAAATACGCTAGGATCCCCCTGCGCTAATCTCGCTTCCTGTTCCGAGTGGGGATCATCGATGATAAGTAGATCAGCACCCTTACCGGTAACAGTACCGCCAACACCAATAGCAAAGTAATCGCCACCGTGACTAGTCGCCCAGCGTCCCGCTGCCTTGGAATCCGCGCGTAACCCAACATTCGGAAAGATCTTCGCATACGCCTCACTATCTACCAGGTTCCTCACCTTCCGCCCAAACCCGACCGCCAATTCAGCCGTGTTCGACGTCTGGATCACCTTCTTATTCGGATACTTCCCCAAAAACCACGCAGGCAATAAGTAACTCGCAAACTCACTTTTCGTGTGCCGCGGCGGCATGTTAATTATCAGCCGCTTTAACTTCCCCTCCGCTATCTCCTCAAACTTCTTGGCCATAAGAGCATGGTGTCTCCCATGGATAAACCCAGGCCACATCTCTTTCACAAACCCCATAAAAGATGCCTGCGCCTTCTCCCGCACCACCGCGTCACGATACTGCCCCACCTGCTCCAGCAGCTTCTCCTGCTCCGCTCGCGGTAACTTCCCTATCAGCTCACTTAAATCCATCACTCAAGATACCTAAACTGTATATACACCGGACGCACACTCCTCACCGCACCCTTCACCTTCTTCAACACCCCCAACTTCACCAACCGCCCAATAATCTCACTCGTATTCCCCATCCCACCCTTACCACGTAACTCACATATATCCCTGATAGAAGGCCCAAATCCCTTCTGCTTCCACCATTCATCCACTATCAAAAACACTTCCCGCTGCGCCGGCGTCATCTCCATCCCCTCACATTCCTCATACGTCTTCTCTCGCCTCTTGGCCACCATTTCCCTGTTAATCAACAATTTGGTGCGCTGCATCACGACATCATTTGGCATAAACACTACGTTCTCAGACCCGAATGGAAACGTTACCACTTCGGTTGGTGCGGTGCAGCATCATCTTTTTCTTCCAAAATATCCCCCCGGGGGGTGGGCGTGTTGGAAGAGATGGGGGTGGTTTCCGATATTTGGGGTGACTGTTGGTGTGAACTACTATGTATGTCAGAGCCGGAGTCCCATGCTGCCGTTTGGGGGTGTACCCCTCCGGTGGGGTCTGCCTGGGCGCTCTCGTCAGCCCCTGCCCCTGTCAGCTCATCCAGTAGCGCAGTCGCATCGACCTCCTGCACACTATCCGCTTGCATGGTGATAGTCCGCAGCTGATCCAGTATCTGCGCTCTGATTTCGCCGGAGTCCTTGACGTGTTCGACCCGCTTGGTTTCCCTGAACGCATCGACCCCGACCAGCTGCCCGATGCTACGCACCGCCTGTATGCGTGTAGCGTCTTTAGCTTCTGGATTAGTGGCGATTTCGGCCAGGGTTGAAATGACGATGGAGTGCAAGCCAGCGGCAGAATGTAGCGCAGCCAGCTCGTTAGCCCGTTCTATCCGTTCTATTTCCGATTTGATTCTGGCATCGGCCTTGAGCCTGCTCGCCATATCACCCACCGCTTTAGGCTTTGCTTTGCTGTTATATGCGATACGCAGACTATCCGCCCCTGTATTGCCCAATGCCACCGCTTCTGCGAACTTACGCATTTTGGGTGTTAGCGTACCTTTTTTAATACGCATAGCCCCTTCTATCCCTTTAGCCTTGACTGTATCTCTTATAGCTTTTCGGTTCATGTTGTGCCGATGTTCGCTCGCGCTCACTTGCCCGCCCGCCGGACAATCACGCGCGGAAGATACCGGAACAAAACCGGAAAATCAATAGCCTGGTTCTATCGCCGCAAGCCTGGCAATAGCAGTGCTATCAATACCGCGCAATCAATATAAAAATACAATGAGCATATTGTATTGATTACCCCTTGACATATTGTATTGATCGACTAATATCCCTTCCATGCGCTGCACCCAGTAGCGCCTACATGAGGAGATCACACCATGACATACCGCTTTATTACCGACCCCGGCCACGGCTGGCTGGAAGTACCACGCGCCGAACTTGACGCGCTTGGAATTCGTCATTCAATCAGCGAGTACTCATACCAGCGCAACGATATGGTTTATCTGGAGGAGGACTGCGATTTTTCCCGCTTCGCCGCCGCCAAAGCCGCCCGCGCCGAGCCTGTGAAATATACCGAGCACTACCAAGAAAATACTTTCGTTCGCAACCTGCCACGCTTTCAACCATAAGGAAACCGACCATGAACGACTACCAAGCAAACGGATTCGCTAACCGCCGCGAGTATCTGGAATCACTCGCCGAAGAATACCCGCGCGATGCTGTATTCGCGCTGGCATCAATACTCGGCCCGAATGAGGACTTCGACGGTCTTGTGACTAGCTTAGAAGATGAATTCGACTACTAACCCGACCCGCCCGCCTCGGCGGGCATTTTCTGGAGCCTAGACCATGCAAACACTTGCCGAGATACTCGCCGGATTTATTGGTTTTTTGATTATGTGGGCTTTTCTTTTTGTTTTGCTTTCATTCTGAGGATTACTGACCATGCCACTACTAAACGACCACTATGAACTGACACTCGCCGGACATTGGCTGCCCGCCCTGATTAACGGCGATGAAACCGGACTATCTGACGAGGAATCCGCAGACCTAGCCGCTTTTATGCGCCAATACTACCGCTTGCCAGATATGACTATCGAGATTGTCGACGATGAATCTAGCTTTGCCGTTGACGAGGTTTCCGACCTACACGCAGACTGCTACACAGTCCGCTTTCATTTCACTAATCACGCGCTCACCCCGCAGCAACACGCCCTTGACCTAAATTGACCAGGAGAATCAGACCATGCAAACCGAAAAAGATCAAATACTCGCCGCCTTGTCCGCTTGGATTCGCCAACGCCCAGGCCTTGACTATGCCAATTATGGCGACCCGACCGCTTACCGCAGCGAGAGCCGCGATATTACCCGCGACCTACACCACGCCCGCGAAATGCTCGCCTATGTCGCCCGCCGCGACAGCATCAAGGCCGAGGATTTAATCGAAGCGAGCCAACGCGCCTACTCCGGCCGCTTGACCCTGCAAAAGACCGCCACAGGATACGAGATTGACTACTGCACAGGTCAATACTGGCCGACCGAGTATCGCCGCGCAGCTTGCGCCTTGCTCGCCCATGCCGCCTGGTACCAATTACGCGACGATACAAAAGACAGCCGATCAGAAGGCCGCGACCGCATACAACGCGCCGCCCGCCGCGAATTTTCCCGATCAGTCGCCCGCCAATGGTTCAACTAATGGAGTTATCAAAATGAAAATAACTATTCGCGCCGACAAAAATTATGGGGTTCTAACCTACTACCCCGCTTGCCCTGCCGCCGAACTATTCGCCCGCATAGCAGGAACCAAAACGCTAACCCGCCACACCCTGCGCGATATCGACGCGCTCGGCTACGAGATCGAGATCGAGCAGACCGCCCCGAAAACATTTGGCGCACTAGCCAGCGCATAACAGGAGATCAGACCCATGAATAAATTCTCAATCGCCCCCTGGAAACTGTCGCACAGTCACTCGCACGAGTACGTCAGATATATCAGAGATGCACAGGGTGAACATATCGCCCATGTTTGCGACCTAGATGACGGTGTAGCCAACGAATACCTATACGAAGCAATCGCCAACGCCCGATTAATGGCCGCCGCGCCTGATTTGTTGGCCGCCCTTCAATATTTTCTCGACGCACTAGCAGATGATTGCGAAATTGATATGTGCCGAATTACTAACGAGATGGAAACCCGCGCCCGCGCCGCCATCGCCCGCGCAACAGGCGATCAGACGGTAAACGCATAGGAGATCAGACCCATGTTTACTTTTTACTACAATGGAATGTATATCAACGGCAGTTTTTCCCGCGATGACTGTTATGTAACCGACGATACATTTTACTTTTTAGGCCGCAGATTCAGCAGCACACACGCCGCCAAGATTGCAATCACCCGCGCCCGCAAAGCCGGAATACCCGCCAGCCGATAGGAGATCAGACGATATGAACATCACAGAAAAAGAACTGCGCGACATGGCCGCCTATATTGCCGACTATCTCGCCGAGGAAAACGTTGCCGAGGTTGATTCTTGGCTTATCTGCCGCGCGATGGATGCCTACATCGGCGGCGCAGCCGACCACAACTAACAGGAGATCAGACCGATGAAATTCAATTACATAACCAGCACAGGCGTTGCACTCGACAATTCTGGCAACGAAGTCCGCGACGAAAACGGCGCAGTAGTCATCGTGCCAGCGGATGAACGAGCGAACTACGACATAGCATTTAGGTCAGACGGTAGCGGGCAAAAGCCCGTAACACTACCAGATGGCGATTACAAAGCAGAGGATTACTGCGCCGTATGGATAGACGTTCGCGGGTTTACCGTTTACCTGCACACCACCGAGGAGGGAATAATCGTTGACGTTTTTAACGCCGAACAACTACGCGCCGAGCCTTTTGCCGAGCCGGTAGCATCGACCTACGCATTCGATCATGAACTAGCCTGACAGGAGATCAGACGATGAACACTTACAACGTCACAATCAAAGCAGAAGTTTATAAAACGATAACGGTCAACGCAGCCGATGAAGATTCAGCCTACATCGCCGCGCATGAACTGTTCACAGTCGCGCCCGATTTTTTGTGGCCTGAAAGTTACCACGAGGAAACCATCAACATAGAGCAAACAGGAGATCAGACGGATGATGAAGATCGTCGCTGAATACTACACGCCCGAACAATCCGCGCTCATATACAAGACCGATTCAGGATACACAGTCGCGCAGCGCAGATCAGACGGACAAACAAATAATATTTTCCGCTTCACCAATTACCCTGCCGCCGCCATCAAAGCAGAGCAGATCATTACTGACAGGAGATCAGACGCATGAAATACTACTTCGCACGTATCAACGAAACAAACTGCGGTTTTGAGTACGACACGCCGTACCTGTTCGCCACGAAGGGCAGCCCAGCAAAACACGCCGACAAGGTGGCAAGAGATTGGCGCGGCTGTACCAAAAGCGATTGGGATAAAGGGTTGCAGGGTTATTGGTGCGACGAAACCATGATTTGCGTCGATGACTACCGAGAGATACCCGAAGCAGATTTTGACGTACTTAAAAAATACTTAGCAGTTTTATAACAGGAGATCAGACGATGAGAACAGCAGACCTAACAGGCGCAGCCCTTGATTGGGCAGTAGCAAAGTGTGAGTTTGAAGGGTGTGAAGGTTGGGATGGAACACTCAGCGGAGTCGATGCGGTATCAGATATGCAAGGCGGCACGTTTAAGCCCTCAACCGATTGGGCGCAAGGTGGCGCGATCATTGAGTATGAGGGGATTACTGTTGCACCGGATGATGTTGCCCCGTGGTGCGCGTTTATAGATCGTGGCACAGCAGGTGACGTTATTTATAGTGGCACAACCCCACTCGAAGCAGCAATGCGCTGCTATGTGGCAAGTAAACTAGGTACTGAGGTAGAAGTGCCGGAAGAACTGTTATCCTGCGCCCATGACTAGCCAAGCCATGTTTACCCTTCACCTGATCGAAGATTCAGACGGTCAGGTGAGGGTTGTTTCTGATTGGTCTGGAGAAGGCCAGAGATGCCTTGCGCTCGGCATAGAAATTATGCAGTCGCTCAAAGAAATCCAGCCCTTCACCGATGGCGAACTACACTTCGCATTGCCTACTCGCACCGATGTCGAGCATTAACTGAGTCAGGCTTTGCGACAACGCAAACAATCCCTTGCGCTGGTGGTAGTCGTTGGCATCCTCGCCCGCGAGATCAGATATCCAAGTCGGCCAGCCTATTTCCTGCGCCGCTTGCTGCCCTGTACCTGAAAGATCATGGTCTGCAATGACGATACCCTGCTCGAGTCCACCGGCCACGCGCACCATGTTGCCCGCAGAAAAACAAACGTGCAGACGATAGCGCTGTTTCATTTGCTTCAGCGCAGCCCGCACCGACAGCGCAGTCGCGTACCCTTCGCACACAATATTCACGCCCTTGTTATCGAACGTGAACGCCGCGCCCGCAGTCCGTTGCCCATACAGAAACCGCTTGGTTCCCAGAGCATCTATCTGCTGAACGCCGACGAGGCTGCCACCTACGCGCATGGGGATCAGAAGAATTGGCTGCCCACCCTGGAAACAAATGTGACCCTGCTCCTCTGGGAATCCTTTTTTCACAAGGTATGGATGCGATTGAGTCACGCTTTGATTCAGCATCTCGACCGCCCGCCGCACCGCTTCTGCTTGCTTCTTCTTCGTGTCCGCTTCCGCTTGCTTCTGCTTGATGGCCAAGTCCCTAGCTGTTGGGAGATCAGACGCCCGCGAGTCAGGCTTCCAAATGCTGACCACCGTTGACGTTGCGTGGTTCTGTACAAATCCAACATCGCCCATGTATTTCACCGCCCCATTTCTACTGTGAGGATGATCCTCTGTTGGATACCGCTTCCATTGTCCGAATGGTGGATGCTCGGAGATCAGAATGCCATGTGATTGGCAGAAGTTTATGAAGTCCACGGTTCACCCTCTGTCACTTTGTAGTGCCGCGAGAATGCGTACACGTTCTGCCATGTAGCCTTGCAGTCCGAACACTCCATGTCATCCCGCACTTTATTTTTTTCATGATAACTCTGCGTCTGCACAATGTTTCTCTGTTTGCAGATCGGGCATCTGTCCACTCGCTCCATCATCTCCGTCCTATCGTTTTAAGAAATTGTTTTAGTTTTTTATTCACAAGCCGCTGCGTTTCTGGCGTTGGCATCGTTGGCCTGTTGTCATCTAGTCCTCGCGGCCAGACTCCGAACATCTCTCGGTAGGTGTGAGCTGCTCGCCCGCTTGACCATCCTTTGTACCGCTGATACCAGACCATCTGGTTCCAGAAGTCTTGCTTGGACTGTCGACTGACTCCAGCTCCAGCAACAAGCTCTTCCATCTTTCCATCAAGTGTGCGTACTGCATTGATCCTTTCCCTTACATGACCACAGCTAATACATTTATCTTCACCGACCACCCACAACGCACCACACGCCGGACATTTACTGTCTTTCTTCTTGCGCTCAGACGGTTCCGGCTTTGCCTTTTCCTTCCCATCATCCAGCCGCCGAACGCCCTCGGAATAAACATCATCCCAATCATCCTGGAATCGCAGGTAGTTACCGCTGTGATCCAGCCAGACGGCGAAAGGTTTGTCAGCCGGATCATTTAGATTCGCCCGCATGACACGCCCCATCTGCTGAATGTGTGATGAAAGTGACTTGCTAAATGGCCGAGCAGATATACCGATCATTACATCCGGCACATCAAATCCTTTTGTGAGGATGTCTGTTGCAACCAAGCCATGGATCTTCGTATCTGGCCGACTGAAATCTTCGATGATGTCGCGCTTCCAATCGTCATCGTCTTTGTAGCTGACGCACACAAAGTTATAACCCGCGTCCGCAAACTTCCGACTGAGATCAACACCATGATCCACGCCCGCGCAGAACACGATGGTCTTGCGAGGCCGACCGAATATCTCATGGGTTTTCTTGATCCACTCTGCCACCACGTCACCCGTGATCTGGATGCCGCGCTCTGTTGCTTCTGCTTGGCTCCACTCGCCGGCCACCTTCTTTGCGCCGGACATATCAATTTCTTTGGCAATGAACACGCGCAGCGGAACCAGCAGCTGCTCACCCACCAATTGCTTAGTCGTGACAGGACTGACTACGTTGTCGTAGACCTTGCCTAAACCTTTGGTGAATGGTGTAGCGGTCAGACCAATTACGCGAATGTGTGGATTGGCCTTGATAAACTCGATCGTTGCCTGTCTGGTTTGATGCGCCTCATCAATGATGAGCAGATCCAAACCTGGAAACGCACCGCGCTTCTCGACAGTTTGAGCAGAACATACTTGGATGTTTTCCCACGGGCGATACCGCCAATGACCTGCCTGCAATACGCCGTGATCAATACCGTACTTCTCTAGCCGACCGCTGGTCTGGTTGCACAGAACGATACGGTCAAGCAGCATGGCTGCCTTGTTGCCCTTCTCTTTTACCGCCTTCATCAGCGCGATTGCCATCTCAGTTTTGCCCGCCCCTGTCGGAGCTACTAAGATCTGCGCCTTCTTACCTGCCGCAAAACCCTGACGCAAAAGTGTCAGAGCATCCTCCTGATAGGAGCGAAGTTGAAGTGACATTGAATCCTCTCTCTACCGGCACACACGCCCGCCGGCTTGGGCTTATTGTTCGAGTTTCTTGAGCTTCTTGGTAAGAGATGCAACCTGCTTCATGAGCTGATTGTTTTCTCTCAGGAGAGAATCACGGGAATCCGTGACACCTTTTAATTCTATCTCTAACACGCGGATCTGTGCGCGTAAATCTTTAATGACTGACTCGGCCATAGCTTTGTCCAGTTCATCCGCATCCATACCGGCGATTGCCAGCTTGTCCGACAGCGCTTCGTTCTCGGCTTTCAATAACTGAATCGTCGCTTCCATTTCCTCATTGAAGACGGCGTTCTCATCTGGCTCCTGCTCTTCTTGCTTGGGTGCGGGCGTCGTTGCTGGAGGTGGATTCGTATCCACCTTTGGCTTGCCCTCTTCCAACTCCTTCTTGATCGACGCAACGAATGGGTGCGTCACACCACACAGCTTGGCTAACTCTCGATCAGACTTACCGCGATGAACATCCGTTGCCAGCGCAGATACCACCGCCTTGCGCTTGTCCTCTCTGGTGCGCGGCAGACCATGCTTGTCATTGACCGACCAGCTTTTCTCAATCGCTTCCTGCAACGTGCCAGACACTGTCGTTACAAGGATGCTCGGCGCTTTAATCTTCTTGGCTGCGAAGTAACGGTGGAACCCGTCAACCAAATAG